TCACCCTGTTTTTGTGTTGACGATCATCCAATCTTTTCCTCTGTCATCATTATATTTGTCTGTCATTTTTCTTGATTTATGGCCGAGTAATTTTTGCGTGTCGACACCTTGTTCTCTGTACAAGCGTTCTGATAATGATCTCTGTTCGTGAAAAGTGGGTGGGGATCCCTTATCCCATTTCAGTCCACTTCTGTCACGTGCTTTTTTGAATGTTGAAGTTAAAGAATTGGTTGAAACCTGATCACCGCGGTTTGCTTGTGAGGTGGTATGTCTGAAATGCACAAGATATTTACTGATGACTGCATCCCGGCATTTAGATACAACGTCCCGAAGAGTTAAACCCAGGGCTTCACATTTCAAGTCCAATGGTATGGCTAAACGCGATCCTGTTTTTTCCTGTTCGACATGGAGCATATCGTCCCATATGTCTTTAAACTTCATGTTACAGATATCGCCCAAACGCTGACCTGTTATTATCGCGAGCAACATTCCACACTGGAGGTACGGTTCTTGCTTTTCGGCAGCTTCATAAATAGTTTTCCACTCTTCCAGAGAAAGACGCTGACGAGTGACTCTGTTTCTCGGCTGCTTGGTCGCCAGGGCAGGGTTATAGCCTGGAGGGACATGACCGTTATGTTGCGCTTCTTTGAATACATCAATCAAAACCATGCGAACAACTTGCGCCATACGATTATGGCCTTCAGCCTTAACTGCATCCGTTATCTCAGAGATATCCAATGCGGAAATATCTTTCAAATATTGCATACCGCAATGTTCGCGAAATAACCTGATTGGTTTTGCTTTCTGTCGATAAGAATTAGGTCTGAGTTCACGGTGTTTTAACCGTTCGTCCTGAATTTCAATATACTTATCAATCCACTCAGTGACAGTAATGTCCGTTCTTCTGCCTTTCATTCTGGCAAGACGGTCGTTAACACTAAGAACCTGCCTGGTTCTTTGTTCTGCAATGATCGTGTTCGCTTCGGATGCAACCTTTTTAGCTTCCACTTCATCAGTACCCAAGCTGTGAAAGCGTCCGGAAACAGGATGTTTATATTGCCAATAAATCTTGCCCGTCCGCTTATCTAGCTTGCAGTATAGATTCGGAATTGAAATTTTGTGAGAACGTGGTCTAGCAGCCATCTGCAATAATCCGTTGTAATCTTGGACTGGCGTTTGCCGGAATTTTCGGTTCGGCAAGCGTACCAACAAATCGAGCATTACGGTCTACCATCCAGTAACGACCTACTTTTACAGCTGGAGGTATCATCATTTTGCCTTTAGCGTATTTCTTAAGGATACGCTCACTTGGTGCTTGCGCTCCGAACTCTTCATTGGCCCAGTCGAGTAAGGGGATCATTCGTGACATTTATTTTTCTCCACAAAGCCCGGCTGCACCCGGGCTGTAACATCAAATATCAGTGCTGGTGGTCGGTATTAATATCAGCCAGATAAACACCCGGAATTACCGGAGAGTTGCCAGAAAGCGGGATCTACTTAACTCCCCAGGCCTCTGACGGGTCATTGCTACCCGGCATAAACAACGGAGCGTTATGGTCGCGTTTGTCGTCGCTGTTGTAGTCACTACGCAACCAGCCGATTACCTGCAACTCATCACAATTACTTACAGGTTGGCTACCCTGAAGCAGGGCAGCGCGGCAGGCGTTCCAGATTTTCTGAGCCAAAAACTTATCGCCAATGTTATGAGCCAGCAGACTGACAATTTGACCAGCTAGGCCTTTTGGCATTTCCGCTGGCACTACCGGCACTGGCTGCTCTTTGATATGTAGCCGCGGCTCGCCGTCTTTCGGTTCAGGCCACTGGCGCGCCATATTCACCTTCAGCTTTTCTTCCATCGCAGCTGTGATTTCACCATCGCTGATACCGGCGCGGCGTTGCGCATCCCATAACAGGAATTGCATGTCAGCCCACTCACTGAGGTCGCCAGGTTCTGCCGCTGCCTCTAACGCTTCTTTTGAGAGGTGTTTAAGTGGGCCAACAGGGCCAACATTACCGAACGTTGAATCTGACCACTCCGCGTGTCGTTTGCGAATGAGATTTCGCAATTGTAGTGATGCGCCTTTCTCTTCTGGCAACTTGTAAGGCTGGCTTACAGGCTCAGCTTCCAGCGATGCCAGCGCGATTTCTGCCAGCTTCAATTCGAATATCTGCGCTTCCCACCCATTAGATAAATCGGATTCAATTTGCTCAATGAATGCCTTAACTTCTTCTCTGGTAATAGTGGTCATTGATAGCCTCTACTTATATTTTGGGGTTCGGTCACACATAAGGAATCCGGTCACGTATGAGTAAGCACAATCCCACTTATCCCCCTTGCTGATATCAACTCCTTCACTTAATCCACGGTTATAGCCAGCACTCTCACCGATGCAAATGCCACCAAAACCAAAAACAAGTGCGATAACAATGGTGTAAAGTTGTCTCATGCCTCTCCTGCTGGCTAATAACTTCGTGTTCTCTGCTGCTTTCCAACATTGATACAGCCTTGCAAGCCTCTTTAAGTACCCAGTCAACGGCATCTTTCCATGCTCCGGTTTCGACTGGCGGATTTTCACGCTTAACCTGTTCATAGAAGCGCACCGCTTTAACCAGTCCTTCCGGCACTACCGACGCTGGCGGTGCGATATAAAACTTCGTCCCAAGCGGCAACCGCTTCATCGCCTTTTCTCCCTTAATGATGCGGTAAGTTGATTCCCCTCCAAGGTCTACCGTTCCATCCATAACAAGGCCGTACCGTTTCTCTGAAACTTCACCTACAGGTTTTTCTTCCAGCGATGCCAGCGCGATACGCGCCAGCTTCAATTCCTCCTCCAGACCATCACGAATAGACGTAAATGCACTCTGCGTAATGGCAAATTCCAATTCTTTCACTTTCCGGCGTGCGCGTTCGTGTAGCTGTTCTCTGGTAATAGTGTTCATACGTTCTCCCATCCGGCGGAATAAACCTCATAACCAGCTATACACGGGTTGTCCTGCCTCATGCTGTTGCATTCGCCATACTGAACATCAACCCATTCTGAAATATCCTCTTTGGTTGCGTTATCTGGAACATCGATTTCTATCGTGACTTTAATAGTGGTCATGGGTTAGTCCTATGGCGTCCAGTAAGTGAGTTCTTCGGCAACATGCCAGTTGGCGTCAGCCTGGTCCTCAAATGGCGGGTCTGTTTTGAGGCGCTCTTCAACTGTGATGGCTGCATTCTCCCGACAGAATGCTTTCCACGCTTTACGGCCACCTCTCCAGCCTTGCCCCTGATGCCATCCCAAAGCCTTTGTTTCGGTACGCCATGCACGATTAGCTAACTGCATTTGTGTCTTAGCCATTATTCGTCGCCCCATTCGTCATAGAAAAAATCATCAACCCGCTTATATGCCTCATAGGCGGCTTCAATATCCATTTCGGTAATGTCGAATGATTTACCGTTTAACTCGACCATGCATTCCAGTGCTTCGCCCCAATCTTCAAGGGACGCGGTTCTTTTTGTTGCGCTAAAATCTGCCATCACTCTCCCTCCCTCTTGATGCCAGCGTGAGTGCTATATGCGGACATGCACTGCGTGAACCCGGATTGGTCATCTGTCTGCCCATAGCTGAACCCGGCTTTCAGGCCGTCACGGAATGCGCTATCCTGCAACTTGTCGGCAGTTTCAAGCTTCGCCTCCAGTTCTTGAATACGCTGGCGTAACGCTGTAATTTCCACCTCAGCAGCGTCTGCGTAATGAACGTTTTCATGCTCAAGCGGTGGTAAATCCGGCGTAACGACACCAAACAGTTTTGCAAGCGCCCGGTAGTTCAGTTCGCTGTGATAACGACCTTTGCAGCGGACCAGTTTTTCAGCAGCAGCTACAATCGCGCTTTGTTCTGCTATGCGCTGCCGAGCAGACTGATAAGCATCGATAACCACGTCCAACAATTGCCCGTCACACAGCAGGTTACTAAGTTCAGGCTTCCACGCTACGCAGTCATCATCCGGGTCTTGCATGTTGTAGACGTAAGTATCAAAGGCACCCATAAAGCGCCCGAATCCACCTTTGTCGTCTACCAGCACTTGCCAGGAGCGGAGAAGGAACAGTTTTTGGTTACGATCTAAATCCGTCCGGGATAGCTCATCGGCGATAATGCTGATTTCACTACCGTGCCAGCGAGCATCATTACGTTGTGCCGCATGAAACAGCTTCCAGAAATACTCAGTTTCTTCCTGGTCCGGGCGGCATTGCTTCAATGTATGGACTGTCATGCTGCACCGCCTTCAACGCGCTCCCACAAACGTCTTGATCTGATTGCCTTCACTACAGACTCTTTATCTTTTATGCAGCACATTGGCGTAGCTCCATCAGTTCATTAAAGCGGGCCATAAACAGGCCGAAAGCCTGACCGGGGCGAAGTGGGTAGATTTCGAATAAATCTGTCGGGGGGATACTTTCCAGTATTACCCAGGGAATACTGTCATCAATATCCAGATCGCGGCGTTCAGTTGCCAGCATGGTCAGATCTGCATACTTCACTACGCTGGCTTCTTCCAGTGGCAAGCCAAACTTAAAGCGGATCAGTTGATCGGTACGTTTCTCAATCTCGCGATAATCAGGCAGTAACGCTTTTAATGGGGCAGGGATATCCTGGCAATACGCTTCGGCTGCGTCGTGCATCAGGGCTTCAAAGGCAAATTCCGGTGATACAAGCTGGCTGCACAGTACGGAATGCTGCGCCACGCTATAAAATTCAGGAAGATGTCCGGAGAAGCGGCAAATATTGGAAAGCGCCACGGCGATATCTTCTATATCAATGTCGTCAATAGTTGCGCTGAGATAATCAAATTGTTTACCTGAAAGTGTTTGAATAAAACTCATCGTTGGTTCTCCTTATAATTTATTTCGCGCTGCACCGCGTAAATTTTGGTTGTGCGAATCCCTCGCCGAGTGGCGATGATTAATGGAATTACGCTTCAATAAATCCCCGCGGCGCCGGGGATTTAATGCAGAGCAATTACGCTTTAAAGTTACCGATGAACGTTTCTACTGATTCACCGTCGAATTTGCTGATAAGCAGGTCGCGGAATTCATTGGCGATCGCTTCTTCCTGCGCTTCCAGTTGTACGATACGCAGAACAAAGCGAGGTTCATCACCGGTCAACAGGCTGTTGCGGAGGCTGAACGCACGTTCACCGAGACCCTCATATGGAACACATTTGAACTCAAAAGCCACCGGCATAACGTCTTTGCTGCTGGCCTCAATGCTTTGCATAAGGGATTTCTTACCGCTGAAATCGCCATCTTCATGATCCTGCTGGGTTGCCTGTTGGATCGTAATGCGGCGAACAGCCTGGGCAGCCTGTGAAATCTGCATTGTGTTACCGTCAGCATCGAACGCCAGGAGATAATCGCTCCAGTCTTCCAGCCATTCGGCGATCTGTTTTTGTTTCAGGCGTTCCCCGTTGATCTGGAGCAGAGCGCGAAATGGTGCAGTCTGTTTCAGCGTGACAGAAGCAACGTTGTCTGCATGACTGGGGTTACCCGTGAAAGTGAAATTGTTCCCTCGGTGCCGGCCACCAGCATTGTACAGGATAAGGCGAAAAAGCTGCTGGCGCTCAGGGTTGATCCGGAATCGCCGGAAAGCTTCATGTTACGTCCGAAACGCCGTCGATGGGTCAATGAGAGATATACCCGCTGGGTTAAATCCCAGCCGTGCGCCTGCTGCGGGAAGCAGGCGGATGATCCGCACCACCTGATAGGCCACGGTCAGGGAGGGATGGGAACGAAGGCGCATGACCTCTTTGTGCTGCCGTTGTGCAGAACGCATCACAATGAGTTACATGCGGATACCGTGGCATTTGAAGAGAAATACGGCTCTCAGCTGGAGTTGATATTTCGTTTTATCGATCGCGCGCTGGCAACTGGTGTGCTGGCGTAAATGGAGAACGCTTAATGATTAATCCTTCTGAAGTTGGTAAGTCTGGTGAAATGGTTCGCCACACTGCTGGTAGGGAACTCGGTAACGGATATGGTTATTCTGAACATCATAAAGCAGTGTATGACCGTGAGCGTTATCTCGAAAAATTGCTGGCAACCATCAAACCCGTGACGCGTGCTAAAGCCGAGGAGGTGTGCCGCTGGTTCCTTGCAAGTGAAAAGGGCCAATACATGGAAAACCACGGCGCGGCGGTGATGTTTAACCTGGTAGGGGAGTGTGAAGAATGGAACTGGAGGCATCACTAAAACACTTTAGCCCTCAGGGAATGCACATCAGCGACGACGTGAAAGGAACCTCTCCGGATCGTATCACCGGCACCGATGTTATGGCGGCCATTGGTACCACCAGCAGCCGCGCGCGGTTTGGTCTGTCCGCATTTTTCGGTAAGGCCGGGATCAGCAAAACGGATGCGCAACTGGCAGTACAGGCGCTGGCGCGACATGCGATGGAGACGGCTCCGAAGAACGTCAGGAAGGCCGCCGGATGTGAGTTCGGATGGTGTATGCAGGTACTGGCGCAGTTTGCCTTTGCTGAATATTCCCGTTCGGCGGCCACCACTGTAGCATGTCACACCTGTAAAGGCAGCGGACGAATTACCAGGACGCAGACAACACGCAAAGTATCTTATCCGTGGGGAAAAGCGCCATACTGGGCCAGCTGTTCCCGTGCCGTTCGTCCGTCAGACTGGGAGCAGTGGACAGAGGTAACGGAGATAGTGCCGACAGTCTGTGACGCCTGCGAAGGTAAGGGAACGATAAGCGCCCGGTGCCGTTGCGGTGGTAAGGGTAAGGTGCTCGACCGCAAAGCCACAAGCGAGTGTGGTGCGCCGGTGTTTAAAGCCTGTGAGCGTTGCGGCGGGAAGGGATTTTCTGCGGTACCGTCTACTGCAGCCTATAAAGCGATACTAAAACGTGTTCCAGATCTGCATGTCAGAACGTGGACCCGCAACTGGAAACCTTTTCTGGAGTCGCTGGTGGAGATTTGTTACAGAGAAGAATCCAGGGCAGACAGTGCATTTCAGAATGCCACGCGTTTTAATGATGATGGCGAAAAAATTTAGTTTTTTTACAACGTGGGGCTTGATTTTGTCCGAAGTTGTCCGTATACTTTTAATTATGGATTCTTACGCCTTTGGATAATTAAGTTTAAAAGGTCCACAATTTTGCAGGTTCTACTATACGTTAACTTTTTAGTGAACATCTATTAATAATTTATCAATTAATAAATTCTTTTTTATTATACATCAAAAAATGAAATGTTTTTTGTGTTTAAATAATATGGAATGAATTTAATGGGCTATAGTTTTAATGTTGCCATAATGATTGACAACCTTGAAACCAATTATTCTTAAGGAGTAGGAAATGGCTCAAATTAGGGAAATGTTGGATCAATCACAAGAAGCTCAAACTAAAGAACAACTTCAATTCCTCATAAATGCAGCTCAAGGGAAATTAAATGAGCAAAAAGAGAAGTTAGAGAAAATTTTTTTGAATCCGTCGGCTGAAGAAAAAATAAGAGTTATTCCTGATACGCAAATCAGATGGTACGATGAGTATCGTTGTAATGTAAAATCTGGAGCTTCGGATAGTATTGATAAAGTAATTGATGCCTTTTTTACCGGAGAAAGCGGATTAGTCGATGGGTTTAAGGGGTTGGTGAAAACTGGCTTGTCGACAATTTTAGGAAATGAGCAGGCTGGAGAATGTCAACAAAATATATATGTTGTTGGTATGGAACATAATGCGATAATTCGAGTTGATATATCTTCATGGCGTTATAATTATACATCTGACGGTATTATTGGGAAAGTTAAGGATGTCTATTGCACCACTTTCTGCAAATCAGTCGTAGACCATACTAAGGTACGTTTGGATACATTAGTATATTTGATCTCAGAACAGGCTGGAGATGATATTGACAAACTGGAAGATTATATAAACAAATTAAAAAGAATTTGGAAGCTTATTGAAAATGAATCACCATTATCCGTGCAAAAACGAGTAACTCCCCTGTTAAATGCTCGATATGATGCTTATCTGAGATTAAATAAGCTTTAAATATACCATATGCATGGTAGTTTAGTAATAATATTCAGCCCCGCATTCACGGGGCTCTCACATTTTAAGGGCCGCCATTTTGCGGCCTTTTAAATTTTCAGGCTCACGGGAATCATCCGCTACGTGCTTTGTTGATAAATCCAGCTTGTGAAGCCTGACCTTTTCATCACACACTGCACCATCCGAGCTATCGGTGGTGAGGCTATGACTGGAAAGAGCAGTTTATACTACAGGATTTGAGTTGTGGCTTCTTGCACCGCGGCATTTTCTGCTTCCCCTATACTATTTGCTTAGTCTTGCGAAGGTGTGAATGAAAGAAGGGTATTACTGGATTCAGCATGTAGGTGTTGTTCAGGTGGCGTATTACACGAATGACACTGTTGATGATCTGGAAACGGGAAAAACAATCACAGGTGTCTGGCATCTGACCAAAGGCGATGATATTTGCCATAACAGAGAGGCGGAAGTACTTGAAGGCCCTCTCACTCCTCCAATCTAATCAACTGTGTCAACAACGGGTAAAAAGTCGCACCGTTGGTAACAAATTGTACTCACGTTGAGGCTGCCATATGGCGGCCTTTTTCTATTTAATGCCAACTATCGTTGTTTCTTTTAGAGAGGTTATATGACCGACACTATTACAGTCGTAGCTCCTGTACCACCTTCCGGTTCTGCTCTTGTAGGAAATTATTCTGCTTCAACAATGTCTGCAGGCAACCGTATTTCATCCGGGCCAACCTTCTTACAGTTTGCTTATCCATATTACCAGTCCCCGCAATTAGCCGTTAATTGTGCAAAATGGATTCTTGATTTTGTTGAAAGTCATGATATGAAAAATGCAAACAATCAACAAATTTTTTCAGAAAATGTGGGGCAGTTTTGTTTTGCAGATAAAAATCTGGTTGATTATCCGACTATGAAGGTTTTGGATGCATTCGGCGGAGACAGAAAGTTTATTTACTCTCAGGATCAGATTTCCCGGTTAAGCGGTGATGTAACAACGCCGATTACTGCCTGGGCTCATTTCCTTTGGGGCGATGGGGCAGCAAGAACCGTTAATTTGACTGATGTAGGTTTGCGAATCCAGCCAAACCAGATTAGTCCTGTAATGGATCTGGTAAAAGGAGGGGCAGTAGGTACATTTCCTGTTAATGCTAAATTTACGCGTGACACCATGCTGGATGGTATTATTCCGGCATCATATCTTGGAAATATCACTCTTCAAACTACCGGGACATTGACAATCAATTCTCTTGGTGCCTGGTCGTATGATGGGGGTTGTGAAGGCATATAATGATACTTATGATGCAAACCCAAGCACTCATCGAGGGCTGTTAGGCGAATATTCAACCAGCGTTCTGAGACATTTTTCAGGGACGCCATACGAAATTCAAATGCCAGGAATGATCCCGGTAAAAGGGAACGGAATGCGATGATATAAAATAAGGTAGCCTGAACAGGCTACCTGACTATTATTCTTTGCTGTATTCTATTTTACCTGTCCTGCAATCATATAACCCTATAAAATTAGTTTTGTTTTTAGGTCCTATAGCTTCAAAAGGGATACCATAAATCTCTTTATTTATGATGGTGTTTTTACTGAACACAAGTTCAGGTTTTTTTGTGCCTATGTTACCCATCAAGTTTTCAGGCCAGACGGATGCTCTGTTATTGAGAAAGTCAGTGCTTATTTGAGAAATTATTTCTTGTTCATTCAGGTTATTACACTTCTCTGTGGAGGCAATTGTAAGGCTACTGAAAAACAATAATGAAGCAGAAACGATTATATTTGATATCAGAGGTTTTGATTCCATATGAGACATCCTGTGATCAGATATTAAAGAAGAAATTATGCGTGAATTTTTCCTGATAACAACCCTATTTTTATAGCTACTTCATTGATTCTACGGTAAAGCCCATCATTCTATTTATTTGGTGTGGCGATTTTCATACCTTATAAATCAAGTGGTTGTAATTGGTAAGGCGAATCATTAAAGCCGAAAATCGGTGGTTACATTCCCCTCGCCTTGAGAGGATGCATCACAATAGAGGGGACAAAATGTCTGAACCTGTATCCAGTGCGACAGTGTTGGCTGGTGGATTAATGGGGGCCAGTGTATTCGGTCTGGCAGCCGGAACTGATTATGGTGTGGTATTTGGTGCTTTTGCCGGCGCGGTGTTTTATGTCGCCACGGCAACCAACATCGGACGCATCAGGCTGGTCGCTTATTTTATTACATCATTTATTGTGGGAGTGCTTGGCGCCGGGCTGATAGGTACTAAGCTTGCGGCAATAACGCATTATGAAAAACCACTGGATGCACTTGGTGCAGTGATTATTTCTGCAATGTGTATAAAGTTTCTCACTTTTCTTAACAGTCAGGATCTGAACAGCCTGTTCAGTATTCTTTCTCGTATCAGGGGAGGGGGATCAAATGGTAGCAAATGACCCTTCTGCAGTTCTGAATGCCGTAATTTGTGGGGTAATAGTCATCGTTCTGATGTTTTACCGACGCGGTGATGCGACACACCGCCCCCTGATTTCGTTACTGGCCTATGTCATGGTGCTGGTATATGCCAGCGTCCCTTTCCGGTTTGTTTATGGTTTATATGAATCATCCCACTGGCTGGTGGTGATGGTGAATATCCTTATCTGCGCTGCTGTGCTGTGGGCTCGCGGTAATGTGGCGCGTCTGGTTGATGCACTGAGGCACTGATGAATCAACAACAATTTCAGCAGGCGGCTGGTATTAGCGCCGGGCTTTCTGCGCGCTGGTATCCGCATATTACGGCGGCAATGAGCGAATTCGGTATTACTGCACCACTGGATCAGGCCATGTTCATTGCACAAACGGGACATGAATCAGCAGGATTTACTGTTCTGAAGGAAAGCTTTAATTATTCGGTGGAGGCGCTGAAAAAAACGTTTGGTAAACGCCTTACGCCTTATCAGTGCGAAATGCTGGGGCGTATTGATGGTCGCCAGGTTGCCCACCAGACACAAATAGCCAATCTGGTTTATGGCGGCCGCATGGGTAACAAAGACGCCGGAGATGGTTGGAAGTATCGCGGGCGTGGGCTTATCCAGATTACTGGGCTGGAGAATTACACCAGATGTGGCGTTGCCCTGAAACTGGATCTGGTGGCGAATCCGGGACAGCTTGAGCTGGAACGTCATGCCGCCCGATCCGCAGCGTGGTTTTTTGTGACTAAAGGGTGTCTGAAATACTCCGGCGACATGGTACGCGTTACGCAGATAATCAACGGAGGACAGAACGGTATTGGTGATCGGCGGGAGCGCTTTGAAAAAGCAAAATCGGTGCTGGTATGAATCTGTTACCTGTATTGCTTAAAAAATTCTGGAAGCCATTAGTAGAAATATTGCTGGTGGCTTTTTTATTATGTGCTGGTGCGTACTGGTGTTATTCACGAGGTTATCAGAAGGCAGATTCATCCTGGAAATTCCAGTGGGCGCAACGAGACCTTACCGATGCGACCGCCGCATTGCAGCAAGAAGTAACCGAAAGAGCGAAAGAGCAGCGTCGCCAGCACGCCGCAGATGAAGAACGGAAAAGAGCCGATGAAGAACTGGCAAAAATACAGGCCGATGCTGATGCTGCTGAGCGTGCTCGCGGTGGGCTGCAACAGCAGCTCGCAGCAGTACAACGGCAACTTGCAGGAAGTGAAACCGGCAGGCTTTCCGCTCTTGCCGCAGCAAGCCAGGCAAAAGCCGAGACCGGAATACTGCTCGCCCAGTTGCTTGGCGAAGCTGACGATCTGGCGGGAAAGTTCGCAAAAGAGGCTGATGAGCGTTATGTCGCCGGAAGCACATGCGAACGTACTTGGGACAAAGTGACCGGGCAGAACTGAAACCTGATAACAAGGAAAATTAATGAAGGCAAAATTATTCGTACTGGCCCTGGTATGTGTGTCCCTCGCTGGTTGTACAACGCTTTATTATCGGTAATGACTATGCGCCATATATTAGCCACCACTGCCGCACTTTGTCTTGGCGGCTGTATTACTGTGTATGGTCCGGTTAAAACGGGAGGGCAGCAACAGCAGGACAGCCAGGCCGGGCAGCAGCCAGGGATGAGCGAACAGACATCAACCTCATTCATCGGTAATCGTAAACCGGATGAGTTGCTGAATGCCGTGGCGCTGTATTTCAGGGAAAAGGCCATCACAGCCAGTGTTAACGACCAGACCACAGGAATTATCGCCGGTATGGCGGAAATCACGTATCCAGTGTACCAATATTGAAAAATGAGCGAGCTGCCATATGGTCAGCATCAATAAAGCAGCGTGCTTTTTCGGTTGCGCTGGCATAGCCCTTTGAATAACGAACTATCCTGGAACAAATTGAAATACGCGAGTTGAAGAAAAAGCGACAACGCATTGAAATGGAAAACGACATATTAAAAAACTGTCCATGGGTGAAACCCCATCCTGAATCTCAGAAACTCCCCAGAAAAGTTGGCAGGCTAATTTAGCGAAAGAAGCAGCCCTCGGCCTTTTGGTGGTATGACCCCGTAAAAAACATGGCTCAGGGACTGTGGCGGATCCGACAGTGGTGACTTTGATCCCGTTCAGGAAGGTGATTTCTCCGTCGTCCCCTCCTTCGTGCATCGAAAATGAGCAAGGAGATTTCCATGAAAAAATCCTCCCGAATGTCTATTGTCCATCCTCATGCAGCGGGCGTTGATATTGGCGCTGAGTTCCACGTTGTCGCCGTACCGCCTGATGCCGACACCGAGCCAGCCAGGACTTTTCAAAATTTTACTGGCGCTCTTCAGCGGATGTCTGACTGGCTCAAAACCTGTCACATTACGACCATTGCCATGGAGTCCACCGGCGTTTACTGGTTGCCTGCTTTTGAAATTCCTGAAGCTGCTGGTTTCAAAGCGATCCTCGTTAATGCAAGAGACGCAAAAAATGTTCCCGGTCGCAAGACCGATGTCAACGATGCCCAGTGGTTGCAGAAGCTGCATTCATTTGGTCTTCTCCGTGCCAGTTTCAGACCTGAACACGACATTTCTGTATCTGAGGCAGCGGGAACGCCTGACTGAATACCGGGCTGCGCATATTCAACATATGCAGAAGGCGCTGATGCAGATGAATGTGCAATTACATCATGCTGTATCGGATATCTCTGGCGTTACCGGTCTTTCAATCGTCAGTGGTGAGCGCGATCCTTCAATGTTGATCCAGTATCGTGATGTGAGATGTAAAAAGACGCCAGAAGTACTTCGACAGGCACTGACAGGGAACTGGCAGCCTGAGCATCTTTTTGCACTTGAACAGTCGGTTGCATTTTTCGGTTTTTACCAGGAAAAGATCCGTGAATGTGATGATCAAATCGAAACCTCATTATTGCAGCTCAGTACCGGAATTGAAGAGCCGGAAGGGGTATTGCCCTCCGCCAGACATCGTACAACGCAACTCAATCAGCTTTCCTTTGATGTCAGACCATTACTCTGGAAAATGACAGGTGCAGATCTAACACAGATACATGGGTTCGGACCTTATCTGGCACTAAAATTCATTGCAGAATGCGGTACTGACATGAACCGCTGGCCGGATGCGAGCCATTTTACCTCGTGGCTATGTTTGTCCCCGGGAAATAAGATCTCCGGTGGAAACGTGTTGTCCTCGAAAACACGGCGTTCATCCAGTCGAATTGCTGCGGCACTCAGGCTGGCAACCACAACAATTGGCCGGAGCGATACCGCGTTGGGCGCTTTTTATCGTCGATTATCATCACGTATCGGGAAAACAAAAGCAGTCACTGCAACAGCAAGAAAACGGGCAATACTGTTCTACAATGCCCTGAAGTATGGTCAGAAATATGTCGATCCTGGCTCAGATTATTATGAAGAGCGCTACCGTAGTCGCGTACTCGATGGGCTTAAGCGAAGAGCTAAATCACTGGGTTACTCTCTCCAGCAGGATCCTGAATTATGTGCCTGA